CGACCTTGCCAATAACGTCTTGTACCTCTTTGGCTTCGCGCACGGTGCTGACGAGCTTTTGCGCCCTCACGATGTCTTCCCCGTAAAAGCCAGCCATGTGCTTATTGGCGTAATCCAAGGCGCGGCGGGGGTCTCTGTCTGACAGCATGGAAAGCTGCGACATGCGCGCTGCGCTGGCAGCTTTTGCCTTGTCCGATGCTATCTCCTCTGCGGAAAGACCGCGAGAAATTCCCTGCGCTTCAATAACGCTCTCGATGCTTTTGATGGTCTCATCTACGGTCTTGTCATCGTTCCAATAAAGAGCGGCGCGATTTACGCCAGACTCGACCGTAGCTTTTGCCTGACCAGCAGAATAGCTATCCATCTCTCCGCGCACATGCGTCTGTACGCGGGGAGCAATGTTGCCCCAGCGTTGTGTGGTCATCTTGTCAAAAGCAAGCATCTGGTCTTCGTTCGAAAGTGTTGATTTGTACTGATCAACAAAATCGGTATAGCTTTTCTGCACAGTCTCTGGGATTCCGAAAGCGTCTTTGCCGCGCTTTGCAAAGGCTCCATTGCTAGGATCGAACAGGCTTTGTGCTTCCCATTGATCGAGTGCGCGCTGCGCCTCAATCATTCTGACTTCATTGCCGCGCTGAATTGCTTTTCCAGCAAAATCCTCTGCGACTCGGCCGACGACTTCAAGCCCAGCACCGATCCCCTGCGTAGGGCGCTGATACTGGACTTCCGGCGTGGAATATCCTTGGAGATTGCTTTGTTTTTCAAGAATTGGTGCTACTGGCATATTTACCCCTTAGTAACCGTAAAGCGGTCTTTGATAGGTCGGCCCATATTGTTCGCCATAATTTACGCCTTTTGACTTACTGTTCCACCAACCTGCACTTTTGCCATAATTTGCGCCGCCGCTCACGAGAGTCGTTCCCGCACCAAGAAGTCCGTTGACCATAGCATTTCTTCCTTCGGTTCTAAAGCGCGCCGCATCATTCATATCGTTCATGGCTCCAATTTTGAAACCATAAGCCTCACGCTCTGCATTGTTGATTTCGGCAAGCGAGTTCATCTCTCCTATGCCAGCGTTCTGCTCTTGAAGATCAAGGTTTGTGCCGGTGTCGGCAAGGAATCCTGAAGAGCCTGCGCGTGCGCGTAGAGAGGCGGTAGCGGCAAGTGCTTCCTGCCTGCGAAGCGCGGCGCGGTCTGCCCCTCTCTGCGTGGCATCGGCAGCCTGCTTGTTTTTGATGTCGGCATTAACGCGCGCAATTTGTGCATTGGCTTTGGCGGTTTTTGAGGCTTGCATAGCCTGAGTTACCTGACCAAACGCCTGAAGCCCAGCGGCAGCAAGTGCGAATGTTGGACTACACATGGTTTAACCTCATACTGAATTTATAGAATTTCTCCCCGAGCATACCATATTCTTCTGGTTCGTTGTTCACAAAGAATCCCAGCCATTTGAGCCATTCGATTGCGCGGGTATTTTTGACATGAACATAGTTTTCAAGCAGCGCATATTGGCTAAAGCTCTTCATGGCTTCGCGCCTGCATCTGCGAAGAAAGGCTTTTGCGTGTTTATCAAGCGCGGTCGTGGCAATCATCCACGGCGTTCCGACTGGGCCGATGAGTGAATCGTTGACCACACCCCAAATACAAACAGGTGTCCCGTCCACCAGTCCGACAAGTGCTTCGTCGCTGTTCTCTACACCGGCACGGATAGCCTGCTCTGGCGTGTGCATGGTTGCAGCCCAAAGCTCTTCCTTATCGGCACTGCGTACCATGTTGCTGACCTCACGGATATGGTACTCTGTCGCTGGCAAAATTTCTATTTTCATGAGTACCCCAGCACGCTTTCCGGTGTGATTGAATTGATGGTGATGGCGGTCGGCTCAATGTTGCGAATGCACACGCGCTGGCGCTTTGACCATTGCGAATTGAGGGTGATTTCAAACAGCTCGGAGTAAAGCGGAATCGGAAGGTCATAGCCCGTGTCTGGGTCACGCGGCTTGTACTGCATGAACTTGGAGGTTGGGCTTGTGACATCAATCACGGCATCATCAAAGCCATTGATTGAGGCGTAAAGGTCGCGGGTCTCCTGCACCGTCACAAACAGGCGCGGGTCGTTTGTCGTTTTTGCCTTGAGGCTTCCAGGCGCGCGCTCATCACCGGCGATGTCAAGCGTCTCAAAATCAGAAACGTAGCCAAGCCCAGCATGAACAACAGCGGCTGGGTCGGGCAGCGTTAGGACACCAAGCGCACTGAATGTCAGCTCTTTGACCACGTTGCCATCAGCCAGAACAGCGGCAGGCTTTCCTGCGAGGTGTGAGAAATTAGTAAATGTCGTGCGCGCGAACTCCCAGTCCGTGCGCGCCGTGGCGCGGTGTGTGACGGGGACGAGCTTGGTTGGGATTGCAGAAACAACCGTACCTGATGTGAAGGCGGTGATATTGAATCGCAAAGCTATCTGCGTTCCCTCGGCGTTGATGTACCAGAAAACAATCTGATTGCCGACATCAGTTGCCTTGAAAATGCTGGTGCTGGCGGTGAGCGTGAGAATTTCGGGGCTGTCCCACGTTGTCCCGCCCGTGACCGTGATGGTCGTCCCAGTGGTGTTTCTGCCATCGTAAGACAAGCCGCAATCAACAAAAAACTGGTCGCGAGCTTTGGTATTGAGGCGGGTATCGGTGGGGATTTGCCTGCTGGCGTGCTTTTCTATGTATTGCACGGTTTGACCGTTAATCGTGCGCTGCACTACCTGATAGGTTGATGTCTCGCGCCCTTCGCGGATACATGCGACCGACTTATAAAGACCATCCGTATCGTGGCGATGCCACGCAAAGAATTTCTGCTCCTGCATGAACGTGAAGCCGTTAAGCGCGCCATCATTCATCACAGTCCAAACCACGGATAGCGGCCGGCGCTGGAACGCCCAGTCAACCACGGTTTTTCCTTCGAAGAGGTGAGGCGAGCGCGCCGTGAGGTCAATGCCTGTGAACGAGTCAGAGCCGAAGTCATATTGCAATGACCGCACCACATCGCCCGTGTCTTCAACATAAATCGCGGTGTTGCCGACAATAATCGGCTTTACCTTGCTTGAGCCGGTATAGCCCTGCACCTCAGCCAGTGGCGTTTCAGTTGCGTCCAAGATGCCGTTTTGCCCATTGATGAGCTGCTCAGATGCTGAGGTGAGGGCGATGAGTTGCTTGAGCGGGAGCAAGTGCCTAATGGCATTGACTTCCGTGGTATCAAGGTCGAGCTTGAAGCTCTCATCAGCAAGGATGGGGTTGCTTTTACCAAAGAAAGCTCGCAGCCCAACACTTGAGAACCAGAGGCGATTTGGTGCATTGCGTGTGCCGCCCAGCGCGAATCTTTGTTTGTGGTATGCTGCGGCGGATGGGTATCCCTCATCAGCCGACCATGCAGCTCTCGCCCAGATGGTTGTCGCGGTGGTGGTGACGTTGTTTGGCAGGCGATTGATGACCGTAGCGGTGACGACCGTGGCGCTTGTGAAGCCCGTAATCTGCACGATGCCAAACCCTGAGTGGAGGTAATCCCAGCGCACGCCGTTATCGCCATCGGTTGCCGAGCCTTCCGTGTGGTCTGGCTTAACGGTTCCCGTGGTTGCCGCATTGAGCGCGATGTAATAATTTGCGCCGGCTCGACGAATATCGCCAATAGCTATGGTTTTGCCCACTTCCCACGCTTTTGTTGCATCGGACGGTTCTTGTTCAATGTAGAAAAGCTGACCGACCATTGATGCGGTGAACAGCGAAGCCGATGCGGTGATGGTGACTCCCGTGCCGCTAACAGCAGAGGCGATAACCGTTGTTGAGCCCGCATTCTTGTCTTGGAAAGGCCCCTGAGTTGATGCGAAATCAGTCACCGTCCATGCGGTGTTGCCCGTGCGCGTCACATCGGTTGGCTTGTAATCGGGATGCACCACGGTTAGGACATCGTTCTTCGCGGCATAATTAAGCTCGAAGACATCGCTTGCGTCCCACGGGGTCGTTACCGTGTAGATGCGCGCCATCGTGCCGCCGCTGGTATAGGCGGGGAAGGTAGTGCTGTTGATGTTCGCGCCCTGATAGGTTTGGATTGAGAATGTCGTGGCGGTAAGCACGGTGACGCGCACGGAGCGACCATTCAGGTTCACCATGCCATTGATACCCGTCAGGAAAACATCCTGCCCTGTGGTAAGACCGTGCGCGGCTGAGGTGGTGATGACCGCTGGGTTCGCCTGCGTGATGCCCGAGATGTTCACGGCTGTTTCAAGTATCTGCCCGCCGTTGGCAATGAAGCGCGCGTAGAGATGCCCAAGCTCTATCACATAGGTCTGCGTCTCATTGAATGAGAATGGGATAAGGCGAACGGGTCGGGTTGAGTCCTTGACCTCCCCGATGAAGAAACTGCCAGGGCGATTGCTTACGCCGCCATACTGACGCACCACAAAGTTGCGGCATGTGCGGAGTCCGATATAATATAGGGCTTGATCGACGCGCCCATAGAGATAGGGGGCGATTTCGCCGGCTCCAAACGCACTCTGATTGAGAAAATCCGCACGCGCCATATCACCCCACCGAGAATCCGCTTGGGTAGTAGCCGCTTCCAGTCGCGTTCCCGCTCACATCGCCGCAACCGCGCACATTCACGAACTCGCTTTGTGGTTCTGGGTCTTCCTGTGATTCGCGGTTTGAGAACTGCACTGCCTCGGCAAGCCAGCCTTGGAATTGCTTTTGCGCGTTGCTGACAATATCGGGCGATACACGCAGAGGCATAGCGACATGCGCCGCAATCGCCATGACAAAGGCGTGAGTGAAGGTTGCTGAAAATAGTGTCGGGTCGGTAATATCAAGGTTGTACTCAAGCTGCGCGTCCGGCATGTCGCAGTAAATGGCTTTGCCGTACACGTCATCGGTACGCATCACCTTGAAGGGAATCTTTTGGTCTCTGCCTGGCGTTCGCATGGCGGGATTCACAATTCGAATCGCATACACGCAGTCGGCTGGGTATTTGTAGCGAAATGCCCAGTGTGGGCTATCGGTTCCGAGGTCTTGAAGGTCAACGGTTTTGCCGGCGAAATCAGGCCAGTGCCTCACCTCAAGGAGCAGCTTACGCAACTGGTCATACCAGAGGCGGCATTGAATAGCCTCGTTGGATTTTTCGGTATCAACGCCTACGATGCGCGAGTTCACGCCAATCGTAGCCAAGCTCATGTTGCATATTTCGTCTTTGCTTGCCACAGTCACCCCCTATCATTGAGGGCGGAGAAACTGCTAACCGAGAACGTCCTGGTTGCCAGTTCCCTCTGCTGCATCGCCGCCCGCTGTTTCGATGGTAGCTTCAGCCGCCGCTGCGTTTTCTGTGGCGACCTCTTTCTCTACCTTTGCGGCATCTTCGTTCTGCTCGCGCGCACGAAGAGCTGCCATATTAGCCATGTACGCATCGGTCGATATTCCCTCGGGCGCTTGGGGTTTGAAAGGTTCTGCCAAGCGGGATGGTGTATTGACCATATGGGACATAATAGGCGGAGCAGGCTTGCGCTTTTCCTCGACCGGACGAAGCCAGCGAGATTTCATATAGACAACCGCCTGAGCGTCCGTAAGCTCAACTTCGGTTCCCTTTTCAATGAATCGGTACGGATTCGCCAGCGTACCGTTTTCAAGCGCATAAAACTTTGGCATAGTTTTCTACTCCGCCTTATTAGGTTATTGTACTGCGTAGCCAGAAGTGTAAGCGCGGAACGCAGCAAGGTCTTTCGCCAAGAATGACGTGAACCCAGATGCAGTCAGCGTACCACCGGCAACGGTGTACAGGACGCGGATAAAACGCTCATACGTTCCGAGGGCGCTGATTGGCTCAATCTCATAATAACGGAACGTACCAGCCGGTGTGAGGGCTGGCAGCGTGTCATAGGTACGCACCGTTGCAGCAGACGAGAACGCAGAGTTATCGTCGGTTTGCAGTGATGGCGTAACCGTTGCGCCCGCACCAACGAAGGTCGTGGTGACGAGAAACACGATGTAGAGCGGCTCGCCCACACCAATGTTACGCACCGAACCAAGGTCAATGCTGTCGGTAGATGCTGCGGTAGCGGTAACGCTCTGTGCATCGGAAAACTGATTTTGACGGTCGATAAGCATGTTAGCCTCCTATGGGTTAGCTCACAACCGCTTCGTTCAGCAGAAGCGCATCGCATTTGCGAATCGGAATGCCGAGGAAGTTCAGTTGTTTTGTTTTGACGGTGAAATCACCGAACTGAAGCAGCGCGTCTTCAATGCTCAGTGCATTGTTGGATTTCGCCAACGCCTGCAGCTTGAGAATCGAGAACACTGTGCGGTTCATATAGAACGCCAGTTTCACGCCGTTTGCGCTCGGGATACGGTCAATGGCGCGGCTCATGAGCTTAATCAGCTCAGTTGCTGCCGTGCCTGCCTGCGTACCGGTTGCGCCGATGAGGTCGGAGATGTCGATATTGCAGATACGAACTGCATAGCGCCAGTCTTTTACGCCCAGACCGCACTTCCATTGATAACGGTCAACGTATGCGCGGAAGGTTGCGCCAGTGCCATCGTTCCACTCGGTGCAGCCATCGCTTGAACCGTCTTTAACGGGCATGTGCGTCAAGCCACCTTTCTGACCTTTCGGATAGATACCGAAGAGACCAACTTCACCCCAGCCGATGAGCCATACCGATGAGTTATCGGAACCTGAGCCGCCAGCAGAGAGAATGTTCTGACCGTTACCGGCAGACAGCGAGCTGTAGCGAGGCGACAGACCGAAGAAACGCTCGGGCTGCGAACCATCCTGATAGAACAGCGCGGTTGCCATGTCGTTGTTCATGGCATTCATGTGACCTACGTTTTCGGTCAGGCGGAAAGCCGCATCATTGCCGTTGAGCTGGGCAAGGTCACGGTCGATTGCGCCAACCTGCTCGTACATCGCGCAGCCTTCTTCGATCTGCACGGTGGTCGATTTGGTGGGCAGTACGCCCTGGTTGAATTTGCGCCATGTGCCGCCTGGCAAGCCAGTACGCATGACCATGCGGTGTCCAGTCGGCAAGTTGCCTTCTTTCCATAGCATGTCGATTAAGAGTTCGTTTTCTTGGCTCAGAAGTTCTGCGATGCCTGTTTCAACACCGCCATCGGGAGCCATGCGCTTTGTCGCGTCAATCAGCGAAAATAGCTGAGAGTTGAGAACAGCCATAAAATCCTCCAATAAGAGTTACGGCTATCCCATCTGGTGAGAGGATATTTACACAAAAAAAAGCGGGATGCAACTGATTGTTTGCACCCCGAGTTTAGAGCCAAAAGAGTACGCTTAGGTCTTTGCCATGTCCGGCCACATCATGCTGGCGAGGTCTTTCTTCTGCGCGCCGCCCCCAGCATTACCGCCGAAATTGTCTTCTGATGTTGCCTTGGCGATGTTCACACAGAACCGCACAAAGGCAGGGTGATTGCCGAGACCAAGATATTTGAGAGCGCCTTGGAACTCCTCAAGCTGCTTGGGTTCGCCTGCGAACTTCCTCACAACATCGTTAGCCGCGCCAACTGCCGCATCGAGCTTTTCTTTGCTGCCAGCGCCCAGCTCTGGGTCTTTGAGGCAGCTATCGCGCCACTGATTTTTTACAGCAACAAAATCGTTGATTGCTTTGTTCTGAATCTCAACGTGCAGGTCAACGGCTTTTTGGAATTTCTCCTGCGTTGTAAGCTCTTTGTTTGAGAAGATTTTTGCAAGGTCAGTGACTTTTTCCTTCATCTCCTCGGGAATCGGCATGTCCTCGGGAAGGTTTAGCTTTGCCGCATCAAATCCGCCAAGAGCTTCCGCCTCAGCCTCCTTTGCTTTCTCTTCTCCAAAGAGTTTTTCAATTTCTTCATCCGTTTTTCCTTTGAGCGCCTCTTTATCCGCGCCCTCTTTGCCTTCAAGGTAGGCGCGTTTATCCGCTGCTGTTTCTGGTGCTTTTGGCTCGGCTGGTTTGTCATCTGCTTTTGGTGTGGAATCAGCAGGTTTCGGCTCGCCTCCGGTTACAAGATCATCACTTGGCTGCGGTGCTGGCTGGTCTTGTGAGGCTGGCGATGGAGTCGTACTCGGCGTTGGTTGCGCCGCTGGTGTGTTTTCCGTGGTCATATTCTCTGTCCTCTTTTGCCTCCCTCATCATAAGGGAGAATGTTTCTGGGCAAAACTCGTCAACTAATGAGAAAAGCATGATGCCCGTGTCACGCTTCCCCTGATTGAAGTCCGAGGTCTCGCGCTGACCGGTGAAGGTCTGCCCTGTGAACCCAGTCTTCTCAAGCATCCCCCACACGAAGCGCCTGCCATCGCGGGTCTTCATGAGCTGGATGAATGATTGATTGAACAGCTCAAGGCGGATTTCATCCTGAGAAAGGCTTGGTTTCACCTCGTCGATGAATTCTGTCATGCGCCGCCCATCAGTCTTGTAAGCACGTTATCGCCAGAAGTGTCTGCTTGCGACAGGTCTTTGGCTGCCTGCGCGCCCTGCTGTGCGATTTGCAGTTGCTGTGCCTGCTGCATTTGCTGCTGCTCCGCTTGGCGCATTTCTGCTACCACATCATCAGAGCGCACGATTGTCGGCGGGACTGAAACGCCATCGGCATATTCATCAATGGTCTGATCAAAGTCGAGCTTGTCGAAGGCGGTGGGAGCCTTGCCAGCCTGTGCTTGCAGCGCAGCCAGATTGCCAACAAATCCGACAAAGCGTTCGATGTTGCCGATGCCCATTGCTTTCTGCGCCTGCGCGAGAACAGAGATGTATTCCACGCGCAGGGGCATCCCCTGAATTTCTTTTGGCGGCGGCGGCAGCATTCCGCGCTTGAGCATGATGTTGAATACGCGGTCAATCAGCGGATCGAGCAACTCATCGTTGAGTCGCTCCAAGACAGGCCCAAGCATGAGCATCTTTTCTTCGCGCATGGTGTTGATCTGCGTGGCGGTGATGTTCGGCTGGTCGCCCACCTCGGCAATCATGAGGAAAAGGTTTTTGTAGAACGCCTCGTCGATCATCATTTCGACACGCTGGATTTCTTCCTTCAGCTCGGCAAGGTATGGATTGACCTGATATGCTGGCGTGAAGCCCTGCTTGCCCGTGATAAGACCAGAAACGTAGGTGGTTTCTCCTGGCAGAATAGTGGTGCGCTGGTTACGCAGCGAAGCATCGCCCACCATCGGCGGATTGACGTTTTTATCGATGCCCTGCAGTTTGCGCTTTTCCATGAGCTGCAACGCCTTTGCGCTACCAAGAGCTATCTCGCCGCAACCATAACCATAAACGTCTTCGCCTATCACGTCCCATCTGGGAGCCATGATAGGAATATCGTCATAGCCAGAGAGCATGTAGATAGACTCTTTGCCTTGGCGCGCGCAGTCATACCACACCGATGAGAATCGCTTGAACTTCGAAAGCGCACTGCCATCGCGGTGATTGCGGTTTGGCTCAACGATATGCACGAGCGGATATTTTGCTTCGTAGTTGCCGTTGTCGTAATTATTGATGACGGTGCTTGGCAGAATTTCTTTTGCCCTCTTCATGTCGCCCTGGGCGAATTTGCCAATCATCTGCGAGCTGGTTAAAAGCACATCGCGGTAGAGCGTGTTGACGCGACCTGCTGCTGATGTTGCAATCATGAATGAGCCGGTGGCAAAGTCAGTGCCACGGATCACGTCTTCATCATCTTCATCAATGCCGATTGCACCCGTGCCGTAAGTGCCAAGGATGCCGTAGGTGGATTTGAGGCGGTCATAAATGTTTGAGCGGTTCATGACCTCGCGCATGAGCATCTCTACGGTATGCAGCCAGAGCTTTACCGGCGCGTACTCTTGAAGTGCTGGGTCGGGAGTACCAAGCCGAAACCACGGACGTAGCGGCGATGTCACCCCCGACTGCAACCCCGCTGCGAGAGTCCTTACAGCCAAGCGCGGCGAGATGTCGAGAATGTTGAGGTCTTGGCGTTCTCCGCGATTGAGCATTTCGCCCTTGAATCGTGCGGTGCGCGGCGCAAGGAAGTTGCGAATATCGGTGTATAGCGGGATGAAAGAGTCAAGCTCGTTCGTCAGCGAGGCATAGCGCGCTTTGTATATTCGCGTCAGTTCCTCAACCGATGCCATGACTAAGCACCCATTGCGGTTTTGAGACCAGTTGCGGGAGCATCAGTGAGACCCTGACCGCCAGTGACCAGCGTGTTGTTTGCGCCTGTGATGGATTGGCGGCGGCGGCGCGCTTCCATGCGAGATTGCTGAACTGCTGGGTCAGATTCCTGCGGCGCTACGGATTGAGGCGCTTCGGGAATGGCTGCGGGAGGCGGGGCTTTAGGAGCGAGAAAGCTGCACATAGGCGTTCCTTCTTTGCAAATGAAGGCTGCTCCTCTGGTGGTGAGATGTTAGCGTATCGGGTCATATTCCGCAACGGTTTGTTTCGTCTGGTCGAAATTGCTGGTTATCGGGTTGTAGTCTTTGCGCTCCCGATTATAGCCATGCGGATCAAGTGGGTTCTTTGCCATGACTGGGTAGGCGTGCGTGAGGGCTGCGGCATCGAGCATGTCAAAGCCCGTTGTGTCGCTGATGCCTTCTTTCAGCTCTTCCTTGGGCTGCATGATGAGCTGGTCTTTGTGGTGGGTGAATGTCTGGGCAACCAGAGCTTCTTTGAATGCTCTGTCATAGAAAAGTGCTGCGCCGGATTTGATGTGATAGCTCAAGGTGTGGATCATCTCGGTGCGCTTATTGGCATAGACTTTATCGGTTGCGCTTTCAGAGAACTTCACGCCCGTGACTGGGTATCCCCACTCAAGCAGCCATGAGATAACGCCGGAGCCATAGCCGCCCGTGTTGTCCACGAATATCATATCCGCACCCCACTTTTTAGCAGCAGCGGCGACATGCGAAGCGATCTTCTTTGGGTCGGACTCTCTTACGATTTTAGGCTTAAAGTATGCAAGACCTTGGCGCGGCACGATGACGCTTGGGTCTGCGCCGCCGAGCGCACAGTCAACGCCAAGCACCTTTGCCTCGCGCTCCCATACATTCTGCGGGATATGCCGCTTCATGGACTCCTCGACCTCATCAGGCCCAAGCAAAGCGTTGATGGATGCAGGCGGGAATTTCCCAAACACGTTGACCAGCACCCAAGGGTTATCGCGC